CTGAGAGGACTCACCACTAACGAGGGGGCGTAATGTCCGAACCTTTTTCCGGTACCGCAGCCGCCGGTAGCGCGCTGACCGGCGCCAGCATTTATGGACTGCTCACCGGCACTGATTACGGCGTGGTGTTCGGCGCGTTTGCTGGTGCTGTTTTCTATGTGGCCACCGCTGCCGACCTGACGATTTTTCGCCGCTCCGCGTATTTCGTCGTGTCGTATTTTGCTGGCGTTTATGGCTCGGGGTTGGTGGGTTCGTGGCTGGCAAAAATGACGGGCTACGCAGACAAGCCACTGGATGCGCTCGGCGCTGTGATTTTGTCTGCCGTAGCAATCAAGACACTGACATTTTTCAGTGAACAGGACCCGTTGAAACTGCTGTCTCGGTGGCGAGGGGGAACCAATGGTAACTAACGATCCGCTGGTGCTGACCAACGTGGTGGCCTGTGCCGCCATTGTTCTGCGCCTGATGATGTTCCGTAAGCCAGGCGGGCGACATAACCCGTGGGCGTCATGGCTGGCCTACCTGATTATTATCGCGTATGCATCGGTGCCGTTCCGGTACCTGTTTGACTCCTACCTGCATACCCACTGGGCAACCGTGACAATCAACCTGATTATCTGCGCCGCCGTGTTCAGGGCACGGGGGAATGTGGCGCGGCTCTTCTATGTCCTGAGGCCGGAATGAACCAATCACAATTTCAACGGGCGGCTGGTATAAGCGCCGGATTAGCTGCGCGCTGGTTTCCACACATTGATGCCGCCATGAAAGAATTCGGTATCACTGCACCGACTGACCAGGCGATGTTTATTGCGCAGACCGGGCATGAATCCGTTGGCTTCACCCGTCTGGTGGAGAGCATGAATTACAGCATTTCAAGTCTGGCGGGTTTCATCCGCGCCGGGCGGCTTACTCAGGACCAGGCAAACGCGCTGGGCCGCCGTTCATATGAAAAGGTGTTGCCACTGGAGCGCCAGCGCGCTATTGCCAATCTGGTTTACAGCAAACGCCTTGGCAACAAAGCCCCGGGCGACGGGTGGAAATATCGCGGTCGCGGCCTGATTCAGATCACCGGGCTGGATAATTACCGACGCTGCGGCGCCGCGCTGAAACTCGACCTGGTCACCAGCCCTGAGCTGCTGGAGCAGGAGCGTAACGCGGCGCGTTCGGCAGCATGGTTTTTTGCTACCAGCGGATGCCTGCTTTACTCCGGCGACCTGGCGCGCGTCACGCAGATTATCAATGGTGGCCATAACGGCATTGAAGACCGCCGTCTGCGCTACAACCGGGCGCGGAGTGCGCTGGTATGAAGTGGCGATATGTTCTGCTGACGCTGGTGGTCAGTCTCTCGGCGACGACGCTTATCGCCTGGCGTTCCGGATGGAATGCCCACGCCGACCATGTCAACGCGCTGGCGGCGGATAAGAAAGATAAGGCCAATAAAGCCATCCAGCCGGTAGAGAAGAAAGCCGCTGTGGCAAATGCCGAAGCCAGAGTGATTTACCGGACCATAACCCGTGACGTGGTGAAATATGTTCAGTCTCCGGATCGTACCAGGTGTGATTTTGATAATGAGTCTGTACGGCTGCGCCAGCGTGCCATCGACGCTGCCAACTCCATCAGCGGATTTGATGCAGGAACCGTGCAGGGCAAGTAATGCCGGGGCAAACAGCGATGAGGATTTGCAGGCAGACATCGAGACGGCGGAGTGTTTGCGCCAGTTGCGGATCAACACATATCGCTGGCAGGCCTGGTATAACGCGTTGCTTTAAGGCTGCATCCCGGGCAGCTTTTGCCACCCGGTTTATGGTTACTCAGTCAGCTCCTTTTCATTTAGCTGTTCAAAGTAAAAGTCATAACGCTTCAGAAACCACATTCTGCAGTCTTCATCCATGTTACCGGTTATAGCATCAGTACACAGATGTCGACCATGGAAACGCATCCGGGCAAAGCTGTAGGCAAGGAAATCTAAATCCCGGGAAGATACAACACACTTTTTACTCACTACCTGCATACATTCCTCCTCTGTTGGACGATCCAAAAAGGGAAGATGTGTTAATGAAAGTATGGCTCAGAAAAGAGGCAGCGGGAGTGATTTTACTCCTGGATGAAAAAAACGTTGCGCCTGATCAAGCGGAGGTTTTTGCAGAATTATGTGCAATGGCTGGGGGAATAAAAAATGCCCTCATTAAGAGGGCGAGAGGGATTGTCTGGCGTGTGCATTTCGCACTTTTTATTTTTCAATAAAAAAAGGGTCAAACGGTACTACCTCCCCTGGTGCGGCAGGAAGGCTGAGTATGGACGGATTAATAATGTTAACAAGCGTAAGCGGTGACTTTTGACGAAATATCTCGCTTGAGCGATGTTTACGTTTTGGATTTGCTCAGTTAAAAAAAAGCCCTCGGGTAAGAGGGCGAGTCGGAGTAGAGCTGACAGTACTTCGTACTCTTATTCTTTTCTCAATGGCAAGGATCTTACGTTGGTTCTTCAACTCCTGTCGTGGCAGGAAACCTGATTATGGTTGTTAACTTTTAGTTAACAAGCGTAAGCGGGTTGATTGGGAAAAATCCTAGTTTAATGAAATGGTTTCGAAAAAAAACCCTCAGACGGAAGGAAATCCAGATTCTTCAGAGGGTATGCAAATGCATTTCGTTACCTTTTAAACTTAGCAACGCGCCGCTGCACTGATATGAGATATCTCCCATAAGCGAAGCCGTAATAAATTTATAACTTATTTTATATCTGCTTAAAGATGATTATCTCCCTTCCTGCAGATAAGGCTCACCGATTGTCTACACTTAAGACTTCCTAACCAGAAAGGAGGTTTGTATGACCGATCGCCCAGTCGAAGGGGACCATCCTGATTACAGTCCTGTTCCTGATAACGTCAAAAACGACCAGCCAGGGCAAACCGGTAGAGACCAGAAAGACGATACTGGCTCAGCACCTGAATCTGGTGATAAACAGCCATAACTAAAACTAACCGCCTACGGGCGGTTTTTATTGCCATCACGCTGGACATTACAGCAGGCATTCACTGAGTCCCTGTTATAATGACGTTAAAGGATACCTACAAACGAGAAGCTTTATGCGTGACGTTATGCTCTTCGGTGAGGGCTGGAACGGTGAAGTAAGAAAAGTGGCAGATGGGGTGCATCGTTATTACTACACCCCCGAAGAAAACGATCAGCGCCATCGCGAAGCCGTTTTCTCAATTTTAGAGTATCGATCTTTCAGTGGTAAAAATTACTGGATTGGATTTCCGGTTATCGAGCCGTCTCTTTCAGATATTGAGTGGGCCATTATGAAGTATCAGCCTGCGCCCGTTTCGAAGTTTTAGCATTGAGCCAAATTAGCCTCGCAGACGCGGGGCTTTTTTATGCGTAACAGGCTTGCTTACGTGAAGTTTTTTTCGATTTCATTATTTGGATCTCTTTCGTGGCAGGCCTGTGTAAGTAGAAGGGTGATACTTTGTAAATTAATAGCGCACTAACGATTATGCATAATACTTTTTCTGTCAATTACAAAAGGAGAGCAGACGATGATTGATGGAAAAGAAGAAACGCTTATCTCAGGAAGAAAATGCTATTCAGTGACAGGCAAAGATAAAGCGTTAAGAATGTTCGTAGATAATCTCCGCACCAGCAATAAGTTTGAAGATTCTGATATGCGCGTGATAGGTGGGATTGATGCAAATGGCCGAATGAAAATCATTTTAGCCGGACACTTTGTGGATGAGGTTTCGTTTCAGGATTTTAAAAAGAAATTTATTAATCCTTATAAGCTCAAACAAGAAAATTAACGTTTTTTAAATTATTATCAGGATTCATTTTTACTACGCACTACTCATAAATAAGCCCCTGGCATCCGCTGGTGGCTTTTTTATGCGCTTCGTACGCGCACCTGAAAGCAAGGTAATTTTATGGCTGACATCATGACCCAAAGGCCATACCCACCGCCCCAGTTTATCGATAACCCGGACTTCAAGCCCTACATACGATTAATCCCGGCTGAAGGCGTTCACGAGTGGATACATACCGGGATACTGAGTGAAGAAGGCACCCTGCATAACCCTGACCATTTCCACTTACTGGAAGCTGACATCGTATTCATGTGGGCGTCGAATGCATTCGCGAAGAAGGGGCGAACGGTGCTGGGCCAGTGTGAAGAGGTAATGATTCGCGCTGGTGGATGGCAAAAGGCCCGGATGGAACAACAGATGTACGAATGGTTCGGTCGTATACCGGATTTCATCATCACCCTGGCGGCTGATTACTGCGCTCAGTGTTCCGATCTTGAGTTCTGCGCGCTGGTGGAGCATGAGCTGTACCACATTGCACAGGAAACTGATGAATTCGGTGCGCCGAAATTCTACCGGGACAGTGGATTACCCAAACTAAAACTGCGCGGCCACGATGTGGAAGAGTTCGTTGGCGTCGTTCGCCGCTATGGAGCAAGTCACGATGTGCAACAGATGGTGGACGCAGCGAACAGGCCTGCGGAAGTTGCTCACCTTGATATCGCCAGGGCGTGCGGGACATGCATGCTTAAACTGGCTTGATTACCTGGACTGACCTGGACGAATGGTGAATTATGGCGGCTCTAAAAAATGATGTGAAAGCCTACATAGTTCAGGCGCTTGCGTGCTTCGATACCCCTTCTCAGGTTGTCGAGGCTGTCCAGGCTGAATTTCAGGTGAAGATTACCCGCCAGCAGGTCGAATCCTACGACCCCACAAAAGCCAGTGGCAAGGCGTTAGCTGCCCGGTGGGTGGAATTGTTCAACGCTACCCGAGAACGCTTCCAGAATGAAATCTCGGACATCCCGATAGCCAATAAGGCCTACCGGCTGCGTGCGCTTGATCGAATGATGACGAAGGCAGAGACAATGCGGAATATGGCACTGGCAGCGTCACTGATTGAACAGGCCGCCAAAGAGTGCGGTGATGCCTACACAAACAAACATAAATTCGAGCATTCCGGGCCTAACGGTGGCGCTATCGAGACGCTCACCATGAGCAAAGAGGAATACAAATCAGCAAGGCAGGAGATGATGGAGGATGACGACTGCTGAGCAAAAGGCATTTGCCCGTAAGGTCGAATGCGAAGAGGATGGGCTGTATTACGCGCGCTATTTCTTCAAACAGCGCACCGGCGGCAAGATGATTGTCGCACCGCATCACAAAGTTATTCAGCAGACGCTGAACCGCGTTATAGATGGTGAGATAAAGCGCCTGGTCATTAACGTTCCGCCTGGTTACACCAAAACAGAACTGGCAACCATTAACATGATGGGCCGGGGACTGGCGCTGAACCGGCGCGCCCGGTTTATGCACCTGTCATACTCCCACCAACTGGCGCTACTGAACTCATCGACTGCACGCGGCATGGTCAAATCGCAGGCCTACCAGTCAATGTGGCCGATGGCGTTGCGTGACGATGCGGACAGTAAGGCTATGTGGTGGAATGAATATGGCGGCGGGGTTTACGCATCGTCCGCTGCCGGGCAGGTTACCGGCTTTCGTGCCGGACACATGGAGCCAGGCTGGCAGGGCGCGCTGATTATCGATGACCCGGTAAAACCAGATGATGCCTACAGCGAAACTGTACGCGATGGCGTGAACAACCGCTTTAACGAAACCATCAAATCACGTCTGGCCGTAGAAACAACGCCGATGATTGTGATTATGCAGCGTATCCACTATCACGACCTCAGTGGATACCTCCTGCGCGGTGGCTCCGGTGAAATGTGGCATCACCTGAATCTGCCGGTGATTATCGATAACAGCCAGGCGTATTCGGCGCAATACCCGGAGCACTCTCACGCCATACCGATTGCACATGGTCTGCCTGATGGCTGGCTCTGGCCGTTCAAGCACAACGAGTCTCACCGCGTATCACTGTTCTCTCACCGCCGAACTGCCGAGGCTCAGTACATGCAGAAGCCCCGCAAATTTAACGCGGAGGGCGCACTGTGGACTGAGGCGATGATTAGTGCCGCGCGCGACCTGCAGATCCGCTTTGATAAGGTTCGTACGGTTATCGCGATTGACCCGCAGGCCACAAACAGCGATGAAAGCGACGAAACCGGGATTGTGGCCGCCAGCGCATACGGTGCTGGTGATAAAAAACAGTTCTCTGTGGATGGCGATTACAGCGCCAAATACTCACCGGCTGGCTGGGCTAAAAAGGCTATGTGGGCCTATGAGGAACATGGCGCTGATGCCATCGTTATCGAAACGAACCAGGGCGGTGATATGGCAGAGGAAACACTGCGTAACGCCGGGTTCAAAGGCCGCATTATTCGTGTTCATGCCAATAAAGGGAAATTTGCCCGCGCTGAACCGATATCCGCGCTCTACGAACAGGGGCGCGTAGCCCATCACGGCAATCTCTATCTACTGGAAAACCAGTTGATGGAATACGTGCCAGCTACTGCCAAAAAGTCTCCTGACCGACTGGATGCCGCCGTGTATGCGCTGACCGAACTCGGCGGAGCGCAGGCAATTGGCATGATGATCCCGAAACGCCTCAGATAATTTACGGACCCTGCATGAATAAAAATCTTCAGCTGGCCGTCAACCATGCGTTGAACGATGCCAGGCTTGCGCGCGCCCGTATGATGGCCGCCAACCCAACCATGGGGCTGGATTCAAAGCGTAGCTCGGCATGGTGCGAGTACGGATTCAAGGACGACATTACCTTCGATGACCTCTACAGCCTGTACCGGAGAGGCGGTATTGCCCATGGCGCGGTCAAAAAGCTGATCGGTGCGTGCTGGCAAAGCAACCCGGAAATTATCGAAGGAGATAAGCAGGACGAAACCCGCCCGGAAACAGCCTGGGAAAGCAAGGCTAAGTCTGTGTTAACGCATCGCTTCTGGCGCTCTTTTGCCGAGGCTGATTTGCGACGGCTTGTAGGGCGTTACTCCGGCATTCTGCTGCATGTACGGGACAACAAAGACTGGAACCTGCCTGTAACCAGAGGGCGGGGACTGGAGAAAATCACCGTTGCCTGGGCGGGAACAATCAAGGTTAAGGACTGGGATACAGGCCTCAATTCCCGAACCTACGGCCAGCCGAAAATGTGGCAGTACATCGAGCAACTGGCGAACGGTGCCATCCGGCGCGTGGAAGTTCATCCGGATCGCGTTTTTATCCTGGGTGATTATTCCCCCGATGCTATCGGGTTTCTGGAGCCCGCTTATAACGCTTTTGTAAGTCTGGAGAAGGTGGAAGGCGGCTCCGGTGAATCGTTCCTGAAGAACGCGGCCCGCCAGCTGAGCATTAACTTCGATGAAAAAATCGATTTCACCAATCTGGCCTCGCTCTATGACGTGAGCGTTGCAGAACTGCAGGACAAATTCAATGAAGTCGCCGTTGAGATTAACCGTGGCAACGATGCGCTACTCACCACGCAGGGCGCAGCTGTAACGCCGCTGGTGACATCTGTGGCTGACCCCGGCCCGACTTATGACGTAAACCTGCAGACAGCCGCCGCCGCGCTGGATATCCCAACCAAAATCCTCGTTGGCATGCAAACGGGCGAGCGAGCGAGCACCGAAGACCAGCGTTACTTCAACGCGCGCTGCCAGTCCCGCCGGGGCGATTTGTCATTCGATATTGAAGACCTGTGCGACAAGCTGGTGGATCTGGGCATTCTCGACGCGGTAGGGCAGAAAGCGGTTATCTGGGATGACCTGAACGCAAGCACTGACGCCGAGAAGCTGGCAGCAGCCAAAACCATGGCGGAAATTAACAGCACCTTGATCGCCACTGGCGAACAGCCCTTCACCGGTGAAGAAATTCGCGTCGCTGCCGGGTATGAGGGCTCGCCTGCACCGCTGGGGGAAGACGATGAAGAAGAGGAAAACGAAACCTCCGATTCTGCCGGGAAACCTTAACGACCCCACTGGTGCAGACCGCCTCGAGCGCGGTGCGATTAACGAGTTCGGCAAACGGATAAGGCGAATCGCAAAAGCGTACCAGGACATTCTCGACCGCATTCCCGCATCTCCCGCTGTAAACCTTCGCTACGCATTTGATCTGGACACCTCACTGTTATCAATGCTTCTCAGCAATGCCTCGGTGATGGTTGATGAAATCCTCTTTGGTGGCAGCGAGACCGATTTCTGGTTCTGGCGGGATTACGTCAGACAGGGATATCAGCGCGGCACGGCTCAGGAATTTGCCAGCCTGTCGCAGCAGTCGCCGGTCTATGCCGCCGGGCGTGAAAGTCTCCAGCAACTGTTGCTGAGCGATCCCTATCAGCGCCGCCTGCTGCTGGTGAGATCCCGCGTGTTTGAGGAGATGAAAAACCTCAGTGCGCGGATGAAATCGGATATGGCGCGCATTCTGACCGATGGCATGGGGCGGGGGCAGAACCCGCGGGAAATCGCGAAACGTCTCACCAGCCAGACCGGGATTGAACTCAGCCGTGCTAAGCGTATTGCCCGCACGGAAATACCGACGGCGCTGCGCCGTGCCCGGTGGGATGAAACGGATGATGCTGAGGCTCAGTACGGCATTACAACCCGTCTTTTGCATCTGTCAGCATTCAGCTCGACAACGCGGCGTAAACATGCGCTTCGCCACGGGCATCTCTACACCACCGAAGAGGTTCGCGACTGGTACAGCGTCGACGGCAACGCGATTAACTGTAAATGCACGCAGGTTGCTGTGCTTGTTAACGCAAGCGGTCAGCCGCTTAACCCGAACATCATTGATATGGCTAAAAAGCGCCTGGAGAAAGCGCAGAAAGCCGGACTCATCGCCAACCACTGCGACTGCGGCCACCACAGAGCCGCGTAACCGCGAGACATCACCATGACCATGCAAGTAAACGTCACCACCCGTGTGAACAGCCAGTCTATTCGTCGGGAAGTTCATAACGGGCGCGATCATCTGATCCTGCCCAGTTACACCCTGCCGGCCAATGTCGTCATGAACGGCGGACTCTACTCTGCCAGCGAAATCGATGCGCACTATGCGGGTCTCGAGGGGACGCTGGCACCGCTCGGTCATCCGCAGGTAAACGGCCAGTTTGTGTCGGCCTTCTCGCCTGAAGGGCTGAATGTCGGGTTCGTCGGCGCGTGGAACCGCAACGTTAAAAAAGCCGGGAATCGTATCTACCTGGAGAAATGGGTGGATGTGAACAAGGCCAGCGAATCTGAAGGTGGACGGGAACTCCTCGAACGTGTTGCAGCCATTGAGCGCGGCGAGGACGTGCCGCCAATTCACACCAGTGTGGCGGTGTTTCTTGACCAGCTCGAACCCAATGAAGAACAGAAGGCGCTGGGTGCCGAGTGGGTGGCAAAAATCCACGGCATGGATCACGACGCCATTCTGCTTCACGAAGTCGGTGCGGCCACACCCGAGCAGGGCGTTGGCCTGATGGTGAATGCTGACCTCGCCACGCCGCTAAAAGCCAACTCCGGCGCGCTGGTGGGCGAATCCTTCCGGGAGCGTGAACAGCGCCTCGACCGTGCGGCCAAAGCCCGGTTTGCCCCCGGCGAGAACGAATACGCCTGGGTGGCTGACTTCACCGAGTCGCAGGTGGTGATTATCCGCAATGGTGGAAGCGCGCAGGTTTACGGCTACACCTCTGACGGCGGAAAAGTCACCTTCGACGACACCGGAACGCCGGTTGCCCGCCAGGAGTCCTGGGTCACCGTTGTAACCAACAAAGTTAAATCCCTTTTCACACCGCAGGATAAGCCTGCAACCAACCATCAAACGGAGGGCGACATGCCTTTAACCACTGAAGATACAGAACTGCTTCGCAAAATCGTTGGTGAGGCCATCGCCGCTAATAACGACGCGACCATTAAGCCACTGAGCGAAAGCATTGCAGCAATTCAGACTAACCAGCAGCAGCTCGCTGAGACCCTGACCGCTAACTCCCGCGCCGAAGAAGCAACGAAGCGCGCGGCGGTTGCGAAAGTTCACGGCGAGATCGTCGCGAACGCGCTGTCAGGTGATGCACTGGATGCGATGTTCAAAAACCTGGGCGAAGCCGCACCGCTGGGTACTAACTCCGCGCAGGCGCAAACCGAAACCGGCGCACCTGATCCGGCCACTTACTTCAAATAAGGGAAACGCCAATGCCACGTTATCGTCGCGTTAATATCGACGGGGAATCGCTCTACAAGACGGAAACCCGAAAACTTGCCGCGCCCCTGAACCCGGGGACGTTTGTTGTCATCAATGCCAGCAATCTTTTTGCACAGGCCTCTGCGCCTGTGGGACGCATGTATGTGCTGGATTGCGCTTATCACGAAGGGCTGGGCATTACCGATACGATCCCGTCCGGTCATTCGGGTGTGGGTAATTACCTGGAAGAAGGGCGTGAATTCGCTGTTCGTGTGGCTGCAGGCGCCTATAAAAAAGACCAGCCAATTACGGTTGTTGCAGGTCAGGCCGCTGCCGTTCCTACCGCTGCGGGTACCTATCAGGTCATCGGTTACTGCCAGGATGACGTCACCACCACGGCGGTTGACTTCATCCGCATCCGCGCGCGCGCTTCCAGCGTGACCGTTGCTTAAGGAGAGCATCAATGTATTTTTCTGCTGAAACACTGGCGACCAACAGCCGCCTGCGCACGCACTGGAATGAGCTGTGGGCTAACCGTAACATGTGGGATGCCCAGCACCGCGCCATGATGGCGGTAAACCGTAATCTCATGACGCCTGAAATGCTGGCGGCGAATGCCCTGGCTGGTGACGGTCTCGGTCGTGAATTCTGGGCTGAAATCGACCGACAGGTCATCCAGCTGCGCGATCAGGAAATCGGGATGGAAATCGTCAACGATCTGATGGGTGTACAGACAGTTTTGCCGATTGGCAAGACAGCCAAGCTGTATAACGTCGTTGGCGACATCGCCGATGATGTGCAGGTTAGTCTGGATGGTCAGCCACCTTTTTCTTTTGACCACACCGAATACGGCAGCGATGGCGACCCGATCCCGGTTTATACCGCAGGTTATGGTGTGAACTGGCGTCTTGCTGCGGGCCTCAATACCGTCGGTATTGACCTGGTGCTGGATTCGCAACTGGCGAAGATGCGCAAGTTCCATAAACGTCGCGTTAAAGGCTATCTCGACGGCAACCCGACCATTCAGGTTCAGAACTATCCGGCCCAGGGCATGCGCAACCATCGTAACACCGCCAAGATTAACCTCGGTTCCGGTGCCGGGGGAGCGAATATCGACCTGACCACGGAATCGCCGGCGCAGCTACTGGCATTCTTCGGCCCAACAGGACCGTTTGGTATCACCGCCCGCGCCAACAAAGTCACTGCGTACGATGTGCTGTGGCTGAGCGCTGAAATCATGGCGAATCTGTCGAAGCCGTACACCATTGAAGTCGGCAGCGGCGCGAACGCCGTAATCAGCGGCAATGTCCTGGACGCCATCCGCAAATTTATGCCGGTGAAAGATATCCGCCAGACTTATGCACTAACCGGTAATGAATTCCTGGCGTATGAACGTCGTCAGGATGTGATCACGCCGCTGGTAGGGATGGCGGTCGGGGTGGTTCCGTTGCCTCGTCCGATGCCACAGAGCAACTACAACTTCCAGATTATGTCTGCAGAAGGTTTGCAGATTAAACGCGATGACGATGGCCTGTCCGGCGTTGTCTACGGCGCAAATCTGGCTTAAGGAGAAATTATGCCGAAGTTTGAAGTCATACGTGGCTGGCATGGCGTTAAGGTTGGGGATGTGCTGGTTCTGGATAAAGTTCATCCAGCGCTGGAATCTCATCTTCGCCTGATGCAGGGGGAAGCGGGCGGTGAACTTATCCCGGCAACACCGGGCGCGGGCACTGATGTGAAACCCCGTAAAGAAATCATTGCTGAACGCCTGAAAGAACTGGGGATCGAGTTCAAAGGCAATCTGGGTGCGGAAAAGCTTTCGGAGCTGCTGCCGCCTGGCGAGCTTGAAAACCTGTTCCCTGCTGAATAACCGCCGCGAAAGCGGTTTTTTTATGCCCCGTTCCGGCGGGGCGTCTTATTTCAGGAGTCTGTCATGGTTTCACAGGAACAGGCACAGCAGTACCTGACCGGGCAGGGCATCGCTTTACCCGACTTCGTGCTGGCGGCGCTGATTGACCAGGCCAACGGCATTGAAGAATGCCTGGTACTTCATTATCCGGCATCGACAGCGCTGCTTATCCAGCTGTACCTGCTTGCGCTGATGGGGCTGGGGCAGGGTGATAAATACCTTACCAGCCAGACCGCACCTAACGGCGCTTCGCGTTCATTCCGGTATCAGTCGTTTTCTGACCGCTGGAAAGGGGCGCTGAGCCTGCTGCGCGGACTGGACAAACATGGTTGCGCGACGGCACTTATCCCGCCCGATCCGACTGCCGCGCCAGCATTTGCGGGGATTTGGGTCGGTAAGGGTGGCTGTATGTGCAACGGGGGCCGGTAATGGCATGGGTATCGGTGAAACAGCGTCTGCCGGAGCCGTTCCTTAAGGTCTGGGTCATGACAGACAGCGGCAGGAAGGCCACCGGCTACGTCAAAAGTAACGGTGAATGGTTCATCTTTTGCCGTGAGGTAGCCGCCGGGAACCCAGAAGTGATCAGCTGGGAGGAATCATGAGCGCGACAGCGAACTGGGTATATACCAACCTCGCGACCATTTACCCGCGCACGTACGATGACTGGAAGGGTATCTGGCTGACCGGCACACCGTATCTTATCGACTGCACCTGGGAGATAAACCAGGAGCAGGCGGTCGATGATGCCGGTACCGAGTTCACCACTAACCTGATTATCTCCACAGAGTTGAAGCACAACGGCGCTGATGTCCGCAAGCCGCTGCGTAATGACTATGTCTCAGTGGGTGATACAACCGCCGAGCCGGACCCGGTAAAAGCCAAAGGTGATGTGATCCGGGCGGTCAGGATGTGGGATATGTCGTTTTTCGGCGAGGAACCCGACTACAAGATTCTGACCTCTGACCGTAATTAGCCCGGTGCCTGATAACTACAGGAGACAACGCTATGCCCGTTAAAGGTATCAAACGTGTTCAGTTAAACATGGGCAACGTGATTGGAAACATCACCGGGGCAGTGACAGAAAAGGTGATCACCGAAGTCATGATCGTCGGCTCCGGTTACGCAGCGCAAATCACCCCGATTCACACCTCCACACTGGTGAACAGCATGTATCGCGAACTGAAGCCAGAGCCGGGCGGAATGACCGGGCGTGTCGGCTATACCGCGAGCTATGCCGCCCGGGTGAATGCGGCCGGTGGCACGTTAAAAGGCAAGCCACGCCCGGACGGCAGCGGTAATTACTGGGATCCGGATGCAGAGCCTGATTTTCTGCGTAAAGGGTTTGAGCGCGACGGCATAGCCGACATCAAAGCCACCATACAACGAGGCTACAAATTATGACGCGAAGCGAGGTTTTTGACGCGTTACGCGCCTGGCTGCAGAGTCACAGTTTTGATACCGGCTACCGTGTACAAAAGCGGTTCTGGGTCGAGGTGGAAGATTCACAAAACGATCGCTATCTCGTTATCCAGCAGCAGGGCGGTGGCGCGGCAGAAGAGGCCATCACCCGCGACTACTTCCGCTTCATCCTGCTGACCGGGCAGAACGATGCCGATGTTGATGCGGTGGAGAACACCGCCGACGCCATCCGCCAGGCCATGCTCGATGACCACCACACCGAATGCATCATCTCAATGCAGCCAGTCGGGGGCGTTCCCGCCTTCCGCACCGAAGAGGGCCGCTGCGCCTTCGAAATTAACTTCCAGACCATTATTTCCCGATAATACGGAGTAACACATATGACTTGTGAATCAGGTGCATTCACGGGGCGCGACGTCGTCGTTTATTTTGCGATTGGTTGCCCGGAGGTTCAGCCCACGCTGAGCCAGTACAAGCGCCTCGGCATGATGCGTGGCAAAACAACCGGCGTTGAGTGGGAAACCGCAGACGCCACCGCTGACCAGAGCGCGGCGTATACCCAGGAAAATCTGGTCACGTATAAAAACGTATCCTTCTCAGGTGATGGCGTAAGCCGCAAGGAAGCCATCTACGGCCAGAAGGAAATGAAACGCCATGTTTATAACCCGCCAGGGGAAACCAGCAACCAGCCTTACGTGTGGCTGAAAATTATCTCGCCGTTCGATATCACAGAAGGCCCGTTCCTGGTAACGAGCTGGCAGGATGAATCACCGCATGATGATGTGGCCACGTGGTCGATTGAAGCCTCCAGCGCCGGGCTGGTGGATGTCCGCGACGTCGGCGCGGTCATTAACATCACCTCCCAGCCGCAGAACCGCACCATCACCACCGGCAGTACGCTGACGCTTACCACAGCGGCGACCGTGACAGATGGTTCAGCGCTGACCTATCAGTGGAAGAAGAACGGCACGGATATCAGCGGCGCCACGTCAGCTACCTACACCAAAGCCAGCGCGGTGGCGGGGGATGCCGGCTCTTACACCTGCCAGGTTTCATCGCCCACCGCCGGTACAGTCACCACGAGCCCGGCAACCGTTGTGGTCAACGCGTCTTAACTGACAGGGGCGAAAGCCCCTTTGAGGTTTTATGCAGGCAATTACCGATATCGGCCAGGCGGAGATCCGCGCCGGTGGCCGGAGAATATTCCTCAACCCTTCGTTTCTTGCGATGTCGCGGATTGGCACGCCGGAAGATATCGTAGGAGCGTTCGTGACGGTGCACGGCGGCCATTACCCTGAGCACCGGATCAGCGATGTTGAAGTGATGCGCAGCATCCAGGCGCGCTGTTTTGCCGATATGGTTGCTACCGCAGCGAAGGTGGTGCAGGCGGCCTGTGATGATGATCTCCGCCAGGTTATTGGTGTCTGTTCAGTGACACCGAAAGGCAAACTTTCGTATCGCCCCGGCCTGCTGCCGGTATCACACATTATCCAGTTGGCGCGCCACCTTATTCGCCATGGGGTTGTGGGCGACCAACCGCAGGAAGCCGCCAGCAAAGGTGAAGGCGAATACTTGGGGAAATTCGATGCCCGGTCTTTCGTTTATCTGGCGGTGGCACACCTGGGCATGAGTGAATCCGATGCCTGGAACATGACCATGACCAGCTTCAGGGCAGCAATGAACGCTAAATACCCGCCGAAGGAAGCCGCGAAAATCCCGACCGAACAGCATTACGATGAGGCTATGGACTGGGCAGAGAAGATGTTCGCACTCGATGCGCAGCGGAACGGGCTGCACTAAGGCGTTTATTGTCCCAGGGCATTTTTTGACTTGCTGAGATCCCGACAACTCACTACACTTTGCGGACATTTATCCAATAGATAAATTTTGTAGTTTTTTGGTCGATTTTCGACTTCAAGGGGATCAAAGCATGGCTCTGAGCTACGCTTTTGCGTTAGCCACTATAACGCAACAAATCAACAAGATGCAGGAATCTGTCTACGGTGCTTTTAAACCGCTGATATCTACAGTTGCCTGCGAATTGCCTCGTCGACTTGATGCGGAAGAGGCTTTTCGTCGTTGCACAGCGATTGCTCATCGCTCGCAGGCTATTGAGGATATGGCAAAAGAAGGCATGCATCATCTACAAAACGTTCGCCAATCAGGTCTGGAATACGACGAAAAATCATTGGAAGTAATCCCTCATCTTGAAGGGTTGGCTAAAGCTAGCCGAGGAGCTAAGTCTCTTTTGCTGGAGATGTTTGCCGAGGCCGAGAGATCACCTATGTGGCAGGGCAGCAATTTTTCGATGCTGCAGCCGCTCAAGAAAAAGTATGTACGAGCGTTAACTGCTATCGAAAATACAGCTAAGCAACTAGCTGATGAAATTAGGCAGCGCCAACCATTTTCGAATGAAATTATGCAGAATGAAATTTCTCGCAAAGATGCTTTAGACCTCATCAAAGCATCTCATGCGATGCATGGTGCTGAACCTCCTAAGTGGATGTAAGATGCCAAAAGTTAGCATAACTAAGGGCTTACAAAATCAAGCTGCTGCACATAGGTTTGCTCAAAACCTTGCGCATAACCTTGCTAATGATACTCAGTTTTGGTGTTTTGGTTCTCATGGAGGATTTGAAAGAAATTTTGATGCCATGGCCGCCAATATTAGAAAAATCCATGTAAAACTTGAGGGTGATACTCCGTGGCCAGCTGAGTGCTCGATTAGCGAGAGAACTTGTAATAATTATTTAGTTTATGCTCAACATCTTTACGATGATGAGCATTATCAAATACTTGCGTTAATATCTCCTGATGCCCATCAAGTGATTGAAAGAATGTTGCCATCCATTATCAAACTGGCTGAAGAAACATTTATCGAGCTTCCTTCGGCTGAGTTAGATAAGTTAAAAACATATTACGCCTAATTCTTTTTAGTGTTTTTCAACAGCCTAAGATCAAAAAATCAAACCTGGCTGTTGCGTTGCCGCGCTCCCCTGATAGCATTAGGGTAACTTTTGCCAAGGGGATAGGGATGTGAAGAAAATCAAAATTATTATAGGTGCGATTTGTGCAGTGTTTGTTATAACACTTGCAACTATACTCCTCGTTCCAGATGTAAAATCTGAGCAGGCTGGTTTGATTAAGCTCTGTAGCGATATTACCAGAGGTGCAATGAAGTCTCCTGGTAGTTATAAAATGAATTCTTCACAAATAAAAATGGTGATAGGTCTTCCAGAACTTGGTGTCAAAGACTTTAAAGAAGAAGGTCTCAGAAATGATATTTTGTCAGGAGAAATACCTTACAGGCAGGCTAACGTAACTATACAGCAAGAAGCTCAAAACTCTTACGGGGTCAGCTTAAGCGGTACGACATATTGCTTATACGCAATATTGGGTGATGCTGGTAACGCTAGTTACAGAATTAAATCTGTAAATATAGATAATAAACAAATTAGTGACTTTGATGTCACCCTCCTTTCAAATGCAAAAGAATCTGAGGCTGGAAAGAATAATTTAATAAATAAGCTAAAGTACTTAGAGTATTATATTACAGATAAAATATAACACTTCGAATATTATTAACCCCGCCTAGGCGGGGTTTTTTATTTCCCGGAGAAAAGTAAATGACCGAAAACGTAGGTGAAATTGTTTACATCATTCGCGCTGATACGGCCCAACTCCTTGCTGCTGGCCGTAACGTCGTCGACATGACAAACGATCTCCAGAGTAATTTTGATGATACCGATGAATCAGCCGATAACCTAAACACTACGCTTTCGAAACTTGCTGCAACGCTAAAATTAATTTTTGCCGCTGGTGCTCTGCGCGAAATGGCAATGATGGTTCAGAGCTATCAGGAGATGGCCGAACGGGTTCAGATGGCAACATCGAGCCAGGAAGAATTTGAGCATGTTCAAAAGCGTTTGCTTAGTACCGCAAATGGCACCTATCGATCTCTTTCTGAAGCGCAGGAGCTTTATATCCGTAGCGCCGATGGCCTGCGTAGCATGGGGTACGCAACCGATCAGGCAATTGATGTTCAGGACTCGATGTCTTATGCATTCGTTAAGAATGCCGCCAGCGCGGACCGGGCTGAGTCAGCTATCAGTGCTTTTACTAAGGCGATAAATACTGGCAAGGTCTCCGCCGATCAGTGGGAATCTATTACTACAGCCATCCCAACCGTAATAAACGACATTGCGAGCGCCAGCGGCAAAACGGCTGCTGAAGTGCGCGCATTGGGTGCCACCGGTAAGTTGACAGCTTCAGAACTTAGCGAAGGTTTACGTCAGTCTCTTGATGATAACGCAGCTGCTGCGGCGGGAATGTCTAACAACCTCACTGATGCTGGTGTGAGGATGAAAACGGCATTTACTGAGGTACTGGTCGCAATCGAAGGTCAGACGGGGGCACTACAAACTTTTACTAACGGCCTTATCGCTGCCGCAGACACCATTCTGGAGTTCGGGCGAGATTCCGAAGAAATGGCGGGCTTTATTGATACAGCAACCATTGCCGCAAAGGCTTTCGCGCTTGTGCTGGCTGGACGATATGCTGGCGCCTTAAAAACCGGCATAGCCAGTAAAGTTCAGCACATCGCAGCGAATCGCCAAATGGTAACTGCTGAAAATCAGGCGGCTCAGGCAGCACTCTTCTCAGCTAATGCCACGCAGCGCAGATCTCTCGCAGATAAAGAAGCAGCCATTTCAGCGTTAAGTCTTGCTCAGGCAGAATACAATGTAGCCAGGGGGAGCGCGGCAGAAATGCTGGCGCTTGATAACCTTATCGCGGCAAAAACAAGAGCAACCGCAGCTTCGATCGCGCTAGCTGAAGCAGAAACAGCGCAGGCCGCAGCTACCGTTCGCGCTACCGCCGCCGCAAGCGGCGCGTCTATTGGGATGGGGTTATTGCGTAATGCATTTTCGTTAATTGGTGGCCCTGCCGGGGTGATAATGATCGCCGCCGGAGCTTTACTTTACTGGTGGCAAACCACAAAGCAGGCAAAAGAAGAAGCAATCAACTTTGCCAGTTCTCTGGACGATGTAATATCCAGAATGAAGGAGATGGACCAAATCCAGCTCAGAAAAACTCTGGACAATACTGCCACGTCTATTGAAGCTCTTAACGAACAGTTCAAAGACCAAGTAAAAGAACAGAATAGTGCACGCAAAAATTTAGAAGAATACCAACGACAACTCGAAGGACTGCGCGAATCCGGCGCGCCTCTGCAGGTGATTGAAGATGCCCAAAGAAGGGTTACACAATCACTTCGCGAGCTGAATGCGAAAACTGCTGATGTTAATGACACATCAAATACACTGCGCTCCACTCTGGAAAAGCAGGCTCTTATTCAAGAGCAGCTTAATCAGAAAGCGAGGGAGTCCGATGCGGCCTTCGCGATCCTTGAAAACAACCTCAAGAATGTAATTCCTGGAGCAAGCCAAAGCGCTATTATTGCGATGGCTTCAACGATCGAAGTTCTGGATAAACTCAATAAAAAAGCCGCGAACGTTGGGAATAAACAACCTGCGGAACCGGAAGACTCCCCCGAAGCGAAGAAACTCATTCAGAACGCCGAGCGCCGTCTTGCGCTTTCAAAGCTTGAGGGCGAGGCAAGAGCAAGACTGCAGGCGCAATTCGATGCTGATGACGCCGGGATTACTGATGAGAAAAAAAGAAAGGCCCTTGCGGATCAATACGCTGAAACAGAGCGGTTAACCAGCGCAAGAAAAGCCGCAAACAAGGAAGCGAAGAAGTCCGCTGACGACGCAACGCAATTTTTATCTCGTCAGCAGTCTGCCCTGGATCGACTCAACACCGGTTATGCCGATGGCTCTCTTGAACTGGCAAAGTACGATGCGGTTATGGCGCTGGGCAACAAAGCGACTGACGCGCAAATCGTTAAGGCGGAGCAGCAGGCCGAAGCAATCTGGAGAAGTCAGCAGGCGATAAAGGCCGCTGCGGAGGAAGAGAAAAAGCGCACTCAGGCCAGTCAGAACTTCACCAGCCTGCAGGGGCAGGTATCACCAGTTGCAGCGGTCGATAACTCATATCTGACGCAAATGGCGCAGCTCAATGAGTACGTAACCCTTTACCCGCAAAAGATCGCGGAAGCCGAAGCGTTACGGGCCAGTATCGAGGAACAGTATCACCAGCGGCGCATGGCGGCCATGTGGGAAGAGTGGCAGCAGCAAAGCCAGATTAACAGCATGATTGGCGCTGCCGTAGACTCCTTACAGGGTGGGGCAACCAGCGCCATCACCGGCCTGATAAACGGCACTCAAAGCCTGCGGGAATCCTTTGCCAACATCGGCACCACGATTTTAAACAGCGTGGTGGGCAGCTTTGTCCAGATAGGCATTGAATGGGCTAAAAGTCAGCTTATGGGCCAGGCGGCTGCGGCTGCTTCTCTGGCGGCAACTACTGCCCAGGCTTCAGCTGCCGCAGCTGCATGGGCACCCGCTGCTATGAGCGCCTCCATCGCGACGTACGGCAGTGCCGCTGCAGTGGGGCAATCAGCGTACGCTGGTTCAATGCTGATGGCTAAAGGCATGGCGCTTGCCGGCGGTCGCCGTTACGGTGGCACCGTGTCTGCTGGCAATGCCTATCGCATTAACGAAGATGGGCGCTCTGAGGTATTCCAGACAGCTGGCGGTCAGCAGATATTCATGCCGAACAAGTCAGGGAAGATCATTCCAGCAGATAAAGCAAGCGGCGGGGGTAGTGTTGTTCAGCACATCACTTTCGAAATCAACACTACCGGTGGAATTGACCAGGCAACGATGAAGCAGATGGAAGGGATGATGAAGCGTGTGGCTCTTTATCATATCAGCGACCAGTCGTCTCGCCCCGGAGGCTTAATCCAACCGAGGAATAAACGCTAATGCCAGAAATCTTCATCTGGAAACCTCAGCGCGGCTACAGCGCCGAACGCACCCCTAACGTGGCTGTCGTCAAACTCGGTGACGGTTACGAGCAGCGCCAGAAGAAAAGCATTAACCCGCTGATGTCAAAATACTCGCTGACGTTTCGCGGCGTTAATGGGTCATGCCGCGTGAACCCGGCGAAGCAGGCCGAGGCGTTTCTGACAGCACGCATGGCGGTGGAGTCGTTCTACTGGACGCCATCGGATACGGGGGTACAGGCGCTGTTCGTCTGTCGCTCCTGGAGCATGACAAAGACCGGGCCGCTGTATGAACTGTCGGCCACGTTTGAAGAGGTACCACGATAAACGCGCAATAAATGCATGGTTATTGAGCGATTGAATTAATCAGCATCGTTTAATTTGTATCCACCAACATGGGGGTATTAACGATGTTACTTAAATTCTTAACTGGTACCGTTGTTCTTGCATTAAGCCTGACGATAGCAAATTCTGCCTTTGCCAAAGAGTCTGGGCTTCCCGTCGAACAGGTGAAGCAACTGATTATCGAAGAGTCTATTTCCGAATACCCAGGTACCTGCGCCTGCCCATTTAACAGAGCCAGTAACGGCAGTAAGTGTGGTAAACGCAGCGCCTGGAGTAAAGCCGGAGGTTATTCTCCGATTTGCTATAAAGACGAAGTCACCAAAGAAATGGTGGACGACTGGCGAAAACGAAACAGTGCATAACATTAACCCGCTTCGGCGGGTTTTTTTATGGAGGAATTTCAGTGCGCGATATACCAGCCAATTTGATTATCGATAGTGTTGATGCCGGAGTTGGCGCCTTTATCGATCTGTTTGAACTCGACCTACGGCCTTACGGCGGGAACCTCGAACGTTTCCACTCCGGTACCAACGGTTTTTACAACAACGTCATCTGGCGCGGTAACGCCTATCCCGCTTATCCCATCGCTGTCGAAGGCTTCGAGAGCCGGAACGAGGGTACCTATGCGCGCCCGGTTATGGCCGTCGCGAACGTCACGGGTATGATTTTTGGGATGAACCATGATTTCGACGATCTGCTGGGTGTAGTTGTCACGCGCCGCCAGGTGCCGGTGAAGTATCTTGATGCGGTTAACTTCCCCAATGGTAATCCGGATGCAGATCCTACTGTGGAGGCAGTGTCCCGTTACGTTGTCGAGGAGATGACAGAGGAAACCTCAGAACAGGTGACTTATTCCCTCGCAACGCCGGTGGACTGCGACAACGCTATTATTCCGGCGCGGACTATCCTGGCGGATGTCTGCCAGTGGGTGTATCGCGGTACCGGCTGCAATTACGACGGACCGCCGGTCGCCGATGAACGGGACAACCCGACCAGCAACCCTGCGCTGGACAAATGTTCTCACCGCCGTACAGGTTGTCGCTTCCGGTACCCGCGACCGTACCCCATGCCAATCAGCAGTTTCCCTGGTTCACAGAAGGTTTCCTGATGCAGGAATTACTCGAGTATGCGGCCTCGTCGCAGGATGAAGTGTGCGCACTGATAATCAACGATACACGCCTTTACCCGTGCCGGAATATACATCCCAATCCGGCTCACCATTTCCGCATCAGCGATGAAGACTGGCTGGCAGCGGAAGATGCGGGGGAAGTCACTGCGGTATTTCACTCACATCCGCAGGCGGTACCGGTGCTGTCAGGTGCTGATCGTGCTATGCAGGTTATGACAGCCCTGCCCTGGTGGCTGGCGTGTAACGGCGAGCTGCGAAAGTTCCGCCCGGTAGCGCACCTGCTGGGCCGGAGGTTCGAGCATGGGGTGACGGACTGCTACACGCTGTTTCGCGATGCGTATCACCTGTGTGGCATTGACCTGCCGGATTTCGCCCGGACAGAAGGCTGGTGGCTGCGCGGAGAGAATCTCTATCTCAGAAACATGGCGGCCAACGGTTTTCATCAGGTTTCTGCAAGCGAGGCCGTACCTGGCGATGTGATTATCCGCCAGCCGTTTCCGGGGGCCGACCCGTGCCATGCGATGATCCTTCTGGACGATAACATGGTGCTTCACCACGACCACGCAGGGCACCTCAGCAGGCGTGAACCCTTCCGCATGGCTTACATGAAACAAACCCATTCCATCTGGAGGCATCACCGGTGCTCATCTTTAGATTTGCGGGGCATTTCCGCAGACATTTCCGCCAGGTCACATTAAACGTCGACACCCCCGCCCAGGGGCTGAGATTACTGCTGGCCCAGTGTCCGGAATTCAAAAAAGACTTTCTGAAATCGCGGGTGCGCGTCCGGATTGCCGGCGAAGACGTTGCCGCAGACGCGATGCGCTGGCACCTGGACAGGCGTCTGTCTAATGGTTCCAGTGTACTTTTCGTGCCGGTGGTTGAAGGGGCGATTACCGCAGCCGCCGCCGCGTGGATCGCAGTGGCGGTAAGTGTCGCCTCCATTGCCTACAGCGTATACATGTCCCGCAACATGAAAACCAAAACCTCAGCCGAGGCGGCGGAAAACAACACCATCACAAACAACTCTTTTACCAGTGCGGAGAACCGCGCCGGACAGGGGCGTCCAGTGCCAATCCTGCTGGGCGAGATGGTGTGTGGCTCTAACGTTATTTCCCTCGGTATCGACACGACAAATAACCAGGACTGGACAGAATCAATAAGTTAAGGTGGCATTATGTCTTCAGGCGGCGGCAAGGCCAGCACTCCCAGACTTCTCGACGATAACCTCAAATCAAAACAGTTTTACCGTGTGCTGGATCTGATCAGTGAAGGCCCGATTTACGGACCGGTTGACCAGTCACACCTTTCTTCGTTCATGCTGAATAAAACTCCCATCACGGATCCTGCCGGTAACGTCAGCGTGAACGGCGTGAGCGTGGCCTGGCGACCCGGCTCGGAATTCCAGAACCCCATCAACGGTTTTTCCGCCATCGAGGCGACCAGCATCGTTAATACCGAGGTGACTTTCAACACGCCACTGGTTCGCACAGTCTCCGATCAGGATGTCACACGCGTGAGGCTGAATATCGGCGTGACGGGGCTGGTCGAGCAGGATACAAAAGGGAACCAGAAGGAAACCTCTGTGACGATGGTGATCGAAACCCGCGTTGCCGGCGGGGCGTTCATTCAGCAAAAAGTGGTTACTATCACCGGGAAAATATCTGGCGAATATCTTGAGGCGCACGTCATCGAGGCACCAGCAACGAAACCCTTCGATATCCGCGTTCGCCGCATCACGCCTGACAGCAACAGCGACCTGCTGTCCAACGGTACTATCTGGAACAGCTACAGCCAGATTACTGACGACAACCTGAACTACCCGTTTTCGGCTATTGCCGGTGCAGTGATTGACCGTGACCAGTACAGGGACACCCCGGCTCGTACCTATCACCTGCGCGGGCTGATTGTCGATGTGCCGGATAACTACGATCCGGTTGCCCGCACATATAACGGATTGTGGCTGGGGGGATTTAAGAAAGCGTGGACGAACAACCCGGCCTGGCTCTTTCGCGAGCTGGTGAAAAATACGCGATTTGGCCTGGCCCGGCGCGCGGGTTATATCGATGTCGACGACGGTGCGCTTTATATCCTGTCACAGTACTGTGATCAGCTGGTAAACGACGGGTATGGCGGGAAAGAGCCCCGCATGACGCTGAACGCCTATATTACCGAGCAGGCCAGCGCCCGCGATATCCTGGATAAAATCGCCGGGATGTTCCGGGGCATTGCCCTCTGGGATGGCCTGCGCCTTACGGTCATGCTGGACACGCCTCAGGATCCGGTTGCCGCCATTACCAATGCGAATGTTGTCGACGGGAAATTCAGCCGCAGCTCGGTTAAACGGGCCGAAAAATACAACGCAGTGGTGGTGTCCTGGACTGACCCGGATAACGGCTGGGAGCAGGTGAAGGAATATGTTTCCGACGATGCCATGATCGCGCGCAGTGGAACCTACAACGAAACAACGCTTGAGGCGTTCGGCTGCACGTCTCGCGGACAGGCCTGGCGAGCAGGTAAATGGCTGCTGGAAACTGCAAAACGTGAGAGCAGCCGGTTAACTTTCCAGATGGCCCGGGATGCAGTCGCCTTCACACCGGGTGATGTCGTGGAAATCATGGATAACGACTATGCCGGGACACGTCTGGGTGGGCGTATTGTCTCGCACTCCGGCGCGAATATTACCGTAGATGCGGATGTCTCCGGTCTGGTTTCGCCAGGCGACAACATGTCGCTTATGGGCAGCAATGGAAAGTTTGTGAAATACCCCATTGTCAGCGTATCCGGGCGCGTCATTACTTTGCGCAGCGCTCCCGCCTGGGTGCGTGACGGGACTGTTTTTGCTATTTCAGTCAGTGAACTGTCCGTTCGTCTTTTCCGTATCCTGAGCATTGCTGAAACAGAAAATAACTCGGTTTACAGCATTACGGCGGGACAGCACGACCCGAACAAACAGGCCATTGTGGATGAGGGCGCTGTTTTTGAAATGCCCACCGACACCCTGAATGGCTACCGGGTACCGAATATCGAGAACCTTCGCATTCTGAACACCAACAGCGAAACCGTGCAAGTGACGGCGACATGGGAAACCGCCACCACCACCAAAAAGCTGGTGTTCGAACTGTATGTCTATAACGAAAGCGGGGCGGTTGTTGCACAGTATGAAACCGACCAGTTTCGCTATGATTTCTACGGACTTAATGCCGGTAATTACATGCTCGGGGTGCGTGGACGCAACGAGAACGGCATGAAGGGTGCCGAAACTCAGGTGAACCTGATTATCGGGGCGCCACTGGCACCGTCATCCGTTATCTGGACGCCAGGCATTTTCTCAGCAGATATCGTCCCGGTTATGCGTGTGACTGCCACTTCAGACACCACCTTTGAATTCTGGTACAGCGGTGAAAATCGTGTTCTTAACCCGGCGCTGATTGAAGACCAGACGCAATTCCTCGGGCGATCAAGCCAGTGGAATCTTCACGGACTGAAAGCGGATACCACGTATTACATGTACGTGCGGACGCGCAACGCGTTCGGCGTGTCGGGTTTTGTTGAAGCATCAGGCAAGGCATCGTCAGATATCCCTGGCATGATCGATTACATCGATGAAGCGGTGCGCGATTCAGAGGCATTTAAGAATGTGCAGGCCGGGATAGATTTCAGTCTGGAAGCGACGATGCAGAACACGCTGGCCCAGGTGGAAGGGGCGCAGATCCAGTATGAACAGGTGGGACTGGCGCGTGCTGAAATCTCGCAGGCCAGGATTACCATTGCGGATAACGAACGGGCCTTCGCACAGTACCAGGAGCTTGTGGCCGTTCAGTTTGGTGATGCTGCTGCAGAAATCAGTGAAGTTAAAACCGCACAGGCTAACGCCGACGAGGCGTTCGCTGAATACCGGCTTTCAGTGGCGGCCGACTTTAACGGTGTTAAAAGCAGCATTACCACCATTCAGGAGGCGCAGTCTTCAGCCGAACAGGCCTTTGCACAATACCAGACGCAGGTAGCAACCCAGCTCGGAAACCAGCAGGCAGCCATTAACCAGAAGCTCACTTCTGTTATTACCGATAACGGTACCGCAAAGGTTTCATACACCCTGAATCTTGGCGTGCGGCGTGGCGAGCAGCTCTATAACACCGGCTTTGGGATGTCACTCGAGCCGAACGGCAGCGGGGGGTATAAATCGACGGCAGTTTTTGCTGCTGACCAGTTCGGTATTTATTCCGGCAGCGATCCGGGCAGTTATGAAGCCGCGTTCTTTGTGTTCAATGGTCAGGTGTTTTTACGGTCTGCGTTTATTCAAAACGGCAGTATAGATAACGCCAAAATAGGTAACTTCATTCAGTCGAATAATTTTGTACCCGGCGTCAGTGGCTGGCGATGGGACAAAAACGGCACATTTGAAAACTATGGCACAAACGGACTGGGTGCCAAAAAGGAAACTAACATAACCACCAGTGTCAGGGATGCTAACGGCGTGCTTCGGGTGCAGATCGGTTATCTGACGGGGGTTTTCTGATGTGGGGGATCCAGACGTGGGACGGCGCAGGCCGTCCAAACAACTATGGAATTAAGCCGGTATCAGTTATTGGTGTCATACCACTGGCGGCCGGACAAAACAGCGGGGCATGGTCTTTTCCAGTTCCCGCCGGGTTCAGGGTGGGTTTTGTGGTATCTCTGGATAACGGCGGAACTACGGTGGGCCGCCGGATCGTGGCCTCCGGAAACACCATAACCATTCTGCCCGCAAGCGAGGCTGGCGTCGGTAATTATCCCGCCTCTGCATGCGAACTGGTCGTGTTTATGGAGAGAGCTTAAATGTCTTATGGAGCAATGATATTGCTGGAAAACGGCAATCCGTTTGTTACGCCACAGTCAACGCCATTTTGTTTATACCGTAAGGTTGTGGTTAATTCTGACGGCAATGGCGTGGCGTCCGCTGATATTCCGATAGATCCTTCCTGGCCGGCTATCGCATTCTGCCGCATATCAAATACCAGTGCGCCAACATATACCAACGTTGCCAGAACCGGAGGCGTGATCAGAGCATCCTCCTCAACGCCGGTCGGGGCCGCAAAAACCCCACACACACTCACAGTCTATGTTTTTGCAATATTTCCTCAAACGCTGCCTGCATGGGGCTTTGCCATCTGGGATGCCGCCGGGAAACTGGTGCTGACCAATGAAAGCCGGGTGCTGTCTGATTTAGTGACGGTCGGCACGCCGGGCGCCGGTGGGGGAATAAATATCGACCAGACGCTGGCAGGCTCCTGGGCGGTCGCTCCCACGACCCTGGGAATGTCATTATGGCAGGTTATGGTCCAGGGTCAGCCGGTCATTATCAGTATTGCTGCCTATACAGGTTGTCGCTTTGATGGTGTAAATACCCGTATAAATGCCGTCGGGAATCAGGTCGGCCAGGGCAGCCCGGCAGGAGGAAGCAATACCGGTATAACCCTCACTGCCATTAACACAGCCATGTACGACTGAACCTATTAATTTTTACAGCCAATACCCCGCTCCGGCGGGTTTTTTATTGCCTGTAATCAGGAGACATTATGTCCGCAGGAACTCTCAAACTGACCAACAATTCGACGGCGGTTGTTGGTACCAGTACGTTATTCACCACGGATTTAAAACCGGGCGATTTCATTACCGCGACCATCGGCGGCGTGCTGTACACCCTGCCGGTTGATACCGTCACCAGTAACACGGCCGCCACGCTGGTCAGCCCCTTCACCGGCCCGACAACCACCGGCGCGGCTTGGGCAGCAGTACCACGTAAAACAATGAACCAGGTTCCTGCCGAACTGGTCGCACAGTCGACCGAGGCGCTGCGCGGACTGCTGGCTGAAAAGGGCGTCTGGACAAATTTTTACACGGCACCGGGCGACATCTCTGTCCAGCTGAGTCAGGCAATGCCGGCAGTCACCGGACCGGGCTGGCAGAAAATGGCCGGACTGGTCGGTTCATCACAGCAGGTCCGTGGCGCGCTGCCAGCAGCAGCTAATCTGAACAGCTATGGACCGACAGCGGCGCTTGCCGGGATATGGATGCAGGGCACATCGAATAATGCGCAGCCAGCCAGCAATTTCCCGGAACCGAATGCTGTGGGTTTCCTGGAAGTGTTCGCAGGCGGGCAATGGGGAGGCACCCAGCGGTATACAGTCCGAAACGGCAACGTTTATGTCCGCTCTCTCACTGCATCATGGAACGGGGTGGACGGGCCATGGGGTGACTGGAGCCTCGTCGGTGTGAATTCGCGCCCCGGATATTATGAGGGTGATTTAAATGCCCTGGTTACCCCCGGCACCTGGTCCATTACTGGTGTCGCTACAAACGGCCCTGTGGCATCCGGGCTGACAGGCATCTGTGAAGTGCTGTTGCGGAGCAGCGCTAATTCAGTGGTGCAGAGATTTACCGCCATCGTATCGGGTGCTGCGTTTATCAACCGCACCTGGCAGCGGACGCTATCCGGGACCACCTGGTCTTCCTGGGAGCAGCAAGGGGCAAAGGTACTGAATGATTTGGGCCTTGGCGTATCGAGCATGTCATCCGTATCCGGAATGGACTGGAACCAGTTTGATTTTGTCAGTGGTCAGGAGTTCTCAGTTGCTGCCAGCAACATGACTAATACCCCACCAGGAGTCGATACCACAGGATGGGGCTCGACGCCTGTATGTTTCAATGTAATCGGTGTTGACGGATCTATTGTCACGGCCGAATGCTGGTTATCGCATGTCACCAATAGCCTTTTCAGGCGGTATCAGGTTCGAATTTCAGGCAGTAAGGGTTCACGAATTTTTGCTGTACGCCAGATTTGGACAAGTGCCGACGTTATCCCGGTTGCGAATGGCGGAACAGGGGCCACCACTCCGGCCGGCGGGCGTTCCGCTCTGCAACTCGGCGACTCCGCGACTAAAAACGTTGGCACTACCGCTGGCACCGTTGCAGCGGGTGATGATTACCGCATTAAAGATGCCGCATCTGTCAAAGGGGCCGGATTTACAGGCGTTATCGATTTCCTTAATTATACGACCTCCGGAGATCCCGGAGAGGCCATCATCCTGCGTGCAGCGCACGGTGTCTCAAACCCGGGCGAGTTTTACAATAATTTCTGGAAGGCATTTGCGCCCGACGGGTCGTTCAGCCGTATGCAGCATTACACGACCTCGTATCACAGCATACGCATGGTTATTGCGGGCGCGACCGGCGGGACAGGTGTTTTCACGTTCGGCCAGACAGGGAATGCCATCGCAAGTGGATCATGGGTCAACTCTGGTTGTGATGAGCGTATTAAAGACGACATTACACCTCTTGAAAGCCCGCGAGATATTTTGATGAATATCAGAGCGGCCACATGGAAATATCGACACAAAGGTGCCGAGGGGCGTTTCGGCATTGGTGTTATTGCTAACGATATCGGGAAATATTTTCCTGATGCGGTAATCAATACAGGCTCCCGCGAGCTTGATGACGGAACAGTGATTGATGATGTGCTGGCAGTTGAGGCGGGCGATTCTGGTGCCATGGTGGCTGTGCATCATGCTGTGCTGCAGTCGCTTGTTGAGGAAAATCGTACACAACAGCTCGAAATTGAAGCACTTAAATCAGACATGGAAGGGCTGAAGAAAATGGTGGAAGGACTTATCAACAAATAATTCAGCCCGTATAGCAGGCCTGACAGGCCAGCCAGAGCCATAAAAAAGCCCGCACGGTGCGGGCAAAAAAAACGGTAGTCTTATTTTCACTCCCTCGCTCAGGCAAGGGTAACTAACTTATCGACATTAATATTGATAACTTTAGCGCAATAAATCAGTTGCTTAATTCAGCGATTACGACATCCTGCGCCACAGCGAAAAGCTGATTGAGGTTCCAAATCTGCTCAACGCGAAGGGTGGCAAGGGTTTACTGTTTTAGCAGGGCGCAATATTCATCGGTCGAAAATTAGACGAGGCATGCTGTCGCCACGTGACAAACATCACTGTAATCAACGTTGATAAACAGAGTTGTCATGTAATGATGAAGTCCCGGGGATGGGAAAAGAATGTTGCGCACTGGGGATGCTAATAGTTATCTGATAAATGAAAAAGCGTTAGAATGAATCAGTTGGACTGTTTAATGCTCAAAATAGAGTAATAAAAATAAAACAGGACAATTAACAGGATAATAAAAGCGACTCGGTGAGTCATGTTTTAATCAAATCAAATGGTTATGGTTTAAATGCGGATATTGCTGAGTAACGATGATGGAATTCATGCGCCGGGGATCCAGACTCTGGCGAAAGCCTTACGCGAATTTGCTAAGGTGCAGGTTGTCGCGCCCGATCGCAATCGTTCGGGTGCGTCTAACTCATTAACGCTCGAATCTTCCCTGCGTACCTTTGACTATCCCAACGGCGATATCGCTGTGCAGATGGGCACCCCTACCGATTGCGTTTATCTGGGCGTGAATGCGCTGATGCGCCCGCGTCCGGACGTGGTGGTGTCAGGGATCAATGCCGGGCCCAATCTGGGGGACGATGTTATTTATTCCGGCACTGTGGCCGCGGCGATGGAAGGACGTCATCTCGGCTTTCCCGCTCTTGCGGTTTCGCTCAATGGCTATGAGCATTATGAAACGGCGGCGGCAGTCACCTGCACCATTTTACGAGCCCTGGAACGTGAGCCGCTGCGTACTGGCCGCATTCTCAACATCAACGTGCCCGATCTCCCGCTTTCAGAAATTAAGGGGATTCGGGTTACGCGCTGCGGCAGCCGTCACCCCGCCGATAAAGTTATCCCGCAGGAAGATCCACGCGGTAATACGCTGTACTGGATCGGCCCGCCGGGTGAGAAATTCGATGCCGGTCCGGAAACCGATTTTGCCGCCATTGATGAAGGTTATGTTTCCGTAACGCCGCTTCATGTGGATCTGACCGCGTACGGCGCGCAGGAGGTTGTCTCCACATGGCTTGATCGTGCAGGAGTGGCTGGGCAATGGTAAGTAACCGCGTACAAACCCTTCTTAATCAATTGCGCGCTCAGGGTATTAACGATGAGCGCGTACTGGAGGCGCTTGCTCGCGTGCCGCGTGATAAGTTCGTGGACGAAGCGTTTGAACACAAAGCCTGGGATAACGTCGCGCTGCCGATAGGGCAGGGGCAGACCATTTCACAGCCTTACATGGTTGCCCGTATGACGGCGTTACTGGAACTGACGCCGGAATCACGCGTTCTGGAGATCGGCACCGGCTCAGGTTACCAGACCGCGATACTGGCGCATCTGGTGCATCACGTCTGCTCGGTTGAGCGTATCAAGGGGCTTCAGTGGCATGCCAGACGCCGCCTGAAGCAGCTCGATCTGCATAATGTTTCGACACGTCACGGCGACGGCTGGCAAGGCTGGAAAGCACGCGCGCCGTTTGACGCTATTATTGTCACAGCAGCGCCGCCCGAAATCCCCGCCGAACTCATGGCGCAACTGGATGACGGCGGCATTCTTGTCTTACCCGTGGGCGACGAACAACAGCTGTTAAAGCGCGTTCGTCGACGGGGTGATGAATTCATTATCGACACCGTAGAGGCCGTTCGCTTTGTGCCCTTAGTGCGTGGCGAACTGGCGTAAACCAGGAGTTATTCCTGTTTCCTTATCAGCTTATCAGCGTATGGTGAGACGAATTTTCTTATTGCTGATGGCCAAATGCGGTTGTCTTCATTTTTAAGCAGTAGCGACCATCTTTTTGGGGGAACAATGAGCGCGGGAAGCCATAAATACACAGCACGCCAGGTGGCGACACTTTCTCTTATTTCACTCCTGGTAGCTGGGTGCTCGTCTGATAATCAATCACAGGCGCCAATCAGTTCTGTTGGGGGCAATAACAGCAGCGGCGGAATGTTGATTACGCCGCCGCCAAAAATGAATGCACCAGCTCCGGCTCCACAAATCTCCACACCGCAAATCCAACCGGTACAAAGGCCTGTTACACAACCCGCGCAAGTACAGGCCATGCCAGAGCAGCCCGTTCGTACAGAAAATGGTCGAATTGTTTACGATCGTAAATATGGGAACATTCCGAAGGGGAGCTATACGGGGGGGAGCACTTATACCGTTAAGCGTGGCGATACACTTTTTTATATTGCCTGGATAACTGGTAATGATTTCCGTGACTTAGCGCAGCGTAACAACGTTCAGGCCCCTTACAGCCTCAACGTGGGACAGACCTTACAAGTCGGAAACGCATCGGGAACACCTATCACTGGCGGAAATGCAATTACTCAGGCCGATGCAAATGCGCAAGGAATCATCACTCCGCCTGCACAAAATTCCACCACGGTGGTTGCGTCTAAACCAACAATTACGTATTCTGAATCCTCAGGTGAACAAAGTGCTAACAAAATGTTGCCGAACAATCGAGGTACTGGGACAGTTGTCACAGCACCCGTCACGGCACCGGTGGTTAGCTCTACTGAACCGACTGTCAGCAGCACGACAACCAGTTCGCCGATTTCTACATGGCGCTGGCCGGCTGATGGCAAGGTTATCGATAACTTCTCCGCCAGTGAAGGCGGGAATAAAGGGATCGATATCGCAGGCAGTAAAGGGCAGGCTATTATCGCTACAGCTGATGGGCGAGTAGTTTATGCCGGTAACGCACTGCGCGGTTACGGTAATCTAATCATCATAAAACACAACGATGATTACCTGAGTGCCTACGCCCATAACGACACGATGCTGGTCCGGGAACAACAAGAAGTTAAGGCGGGGCAAAAAATAGCTACCATGGGTAGCACCGGAACCAGTTCTACACGCTTGCATTTTGAAATTCGTTACAAGGGGAAATCCGTAAACCCGCTGCGTTACTTACCGCAGCGATAAATTGGTAAGGCGGTTTGTCTCTTTTTTACAGGACGCTTGTTGAACACTGTTTTCATGGCGTCCTGATAAAGAGAATGACAGGCGCTTTACTTAGGGATCACGGGTAGGAGCCACCTTTATGAGTCAGAATACGCTGAAAGTTCATGATTTAAATGAAGACGCGGAATTTGATGAGAACGGAGTAGAGGCTTTTGATGAAAAAGCCTTAATTGAAGAGGAACCCAGTGATAACGACTTAGCTGAAGAAGAGCTGTTGTCGCAAGGTTCCACACAACGTGTGCTGGACGCGACTCAACTGTATTTGGGGGAAATTGGTTATTCCCCGCTATTAACAGCAGAAGAAGAAGTTTACTTCGCACGCCGCGCTTTACGTGGTGATGTCGCTTCCCGCCGCCGCATGATTGAAAGTAACCTGCGTCTGGTGGTGAAAATTGCCCGTCGTTATAGCAATCGTGGTCTGGCTCTGCTGGATCTGATTGAAGAGGGTAACCTGGGCCTGATTCGCGCGGTCGAGAAATTTGACCCGGAACGCGGGTTCCGTTTCTCAACCTATGCGACCTGGTGGATTCGTCAAACGATTGAACGGGCGATCATGAATCAAACCCGTACGATTCGTCTGCCTATTCACATCGTAAAAGAGCTGAACGTTTATCTGCGTACTGCGCGTGAACTCTCTCATAAACTCGACCACGAGCCGAGCGCGGAAGAGATTGCTGAGCAGTTAGATAAACCTGTTGATGACGTAAGCCGTATGCTGCGCCTCAACGAACGTATTACCTCTGTCGATACCCCGCTGGGTGGCGATTCAGAGAAAGCGTTGCTCGACATCCTGGCCGATGAAAAAGACAACGGTCCGGAAGACACCACGCAAGACGATGACATGAAACAAAGTATCGTCAAATGGCTGTTCGAACTGAATGCCAAACAGCGTGAAGTGTTAGCGCGTCGTTTCGGCCTGCTGGGCTATGAAGCGGCAACGCTGGAAGATGTCGGCCGTGAAATCGGTTTGACTCGCGAGCGTGTTCGTCAGATTCAGGTTGAAGGATTACGCCGTCTGCGTGAAATCCTGCAAACTCAGGGTCTGAACATCGAAGCGCTGTTCCGCGAATAAACGCTGTATTTAAAAAAGGCGGTGAGCAAAACTCACCGCCTTTTTTATTGGAAAATCTCTCCTCGTGAGAGATTTTTTGTTTATGGCTTTCGGCTTCCGCTAAACAGCGTCACACCAGATTTTTTAACCGGTAGATCCATTCCAGGGCCTGGCGCGGCGTCAGCGAATCCGGATCGAGAGCTTCAAGTGCTTCTACCGCCGGGCTGGTTTCCTCCTGGCCGGGCAGCAACAACGACATCTGCGTGCCGTCTACCTGGGTTGCCGACGCGTTACCGGATAAATTCTCCAGCTCACGCAATTTCTGACGCGCCCGTTTAATCACATCTTTCGGCACCCCAGCCAGGGCGGCGACTGCCAGGCCATAGCTCTTACTGGCGGCACCATCCTGAACGGTATGCATAAACGCGATCGTATCGCCGTGCTCAAGGGCATCAAGATGCACATTGGCAACGCCTTCCATTTTTTCAGGCAGCGTGGTGAGTTCGAAATAGTGAGTGGCGAACAGGGTGAAAGCTTTAATACGATTCGCCAGGTTTTCCGCGCAAGCCCAGGCCAGGGAAAGACCGTCATAGGTGGACGTGCCGCGGCCTATCTCATCCATTAACACCAGACTGTGCTCGGTGGCGTTATGAAGAATATTGGCGGTTTCCGTCATTTCCACCATGAAGGTTGAACGCCCCGAAGCCAGATCGTCTGCTGCCCCGACGCGGGTGAAGATCCGATCGATGGGGCCGATTTCCGCCTGGGTGGCCGGGACGAAACTGCCGATATACGCCATCAGCACAATCAAGGCCGTCTGACGCATATAGGTGCTTTTACCGCCCATGTTCGGGCCGGTAATTATCAGCATTCTGCGCTGAGAGGAAAGCGCAAGCGGGTTGGCGATGAAGGGTTCATTAAGCACGCGCTCCACCACCGGATGACGCCCTTCGGTGATCGTGATGCCCGGTTTGTCGCTCAGGGTTGGGCAGCAGTAATTAAGCGTAAACGCGCGTTCGGCCAGGTTAACCAGTACGTCCAGCTCGGCGAGCGCACTGGCGCTGAGCTGCAACTCTGCGAGGTGCGGCAGCAATATATCGAACAACTGATCGTACAGCTGTTTTTCCAGTGAAAGCGCTTTTCCTTTTGAGGTGAGTACCTTGTCTTCGTACTCTTTTAATTCAGGAATAATATAGCGTTCCGCGTTCTTTAACGTCTGGCGACGCACATAGTTCATCGGTACGAGGTGGCTCTGCCCGCGGCTTACCTGGATGTAGTAGCCATGCACGGCGTTAAAGCCGACCTTTAGCGTATCCAGCCCCAGTTTTTCACGCTCGCGGATTTCCAGTCTGTCGAGGTAATCCGTTGCCCCATCCGCCAAAGCGCGCCACTCATCAAGCTCTTCGTTATAGCCGGGCGCAATAACGCCGCCGTCACGAATCAGCACCGGCGGCGCGTCAATAATGGCGCGCTCCAGCAGCGAACAGAGTTCGCTGAAGTCGCCAATATTTTTACGTAACGTTTGTACGTAATCGCTGTTTATGTCAGTCAGCAGCGCGTTCAGTATCGGTAGTTGCTGAAAGGCGTGGCGCATACGCGCTAAATCGCGTGGACGCGCGGTACGCAAAGCCAGACGCGCCAGAATACGCTCCAGATCGCCCACCTGACGCAGCACGGGTTGCAGTTCGCTGGTCTGTTCCATAAGCGCGGCGATAGTTTGTTGTCGTGCGCGTAGCGTATCGTGATGACGCACCGGCATATGCAACCAACGCTTCAGCATGCGGCTACCCATTGGGGTCACTGTGCAGTCCAGTACCGAAGCTAAGGTATTCTCGACGCCGCCGCTGAGGTTAAGGGTGATTTCCAGATTACGGCGCGTGGCGGCATCCATAATGATGCCATCCTGCTGACGCTCCATGGTGATGGAACGGATATGGGGCAGGGAGGTACGTTGGGTATCCTTTACGTACTGCAACAGACAGCCCGCGGCACACAGCCCGCGCCGAGCATTTTCCACGCCAAAACCCGTCAGGTCGCGGGTGCCGAACTGCATATTCAACTGCTGGCGGGCGGTGTCGATCTCAAATTCCCACAAAGGGCGACGACGCAGGCCGCGACGGCCTTCAATCAGGGACATTTCAGCAAAATCTTCGGCGTACAGCAGTTCCGCAGGATTGGTGCGTTGTAGCTCCGCCGCCATGGTTTCGCGGTCCTGCGGCTCGCTCAAACGAAACCGGCCTGAACTGATATCCAGAGTCGCATAGCCAAAGCCTTTGCTGTCCTGCCAGAGCGCGGCAAGCAGGTTGTCCTGGCGCTCCTGTAACAGCGCTTCATCGCTGATGGTGCCTGGTGTGACAATCCGCACTACTTTGCGTTCCACTGGCCCTTTGGTGGTGGCCGGATCGCCAATTTGTTCGCATATCGCGACAGACTCGCCAAGATTGACCAGCTTCGCCAGATAGTTTTCCACGGCATGATGAGGAACGCCCGCCATCGGGATCGGCTCGCCCGCCGAAGCGCCGCGTTTGGTCAGGGAGATATCGAGCAACTGCGACGCGCGTTTCGCATCATCGTAAAACAGCTCATAAAAATCGCCCATCCGATAAAAAAGCAGGATCTCAGGATGCTGGGATTTCAGACGCAGGTACTGCTGCATCATTGGGGTGTGCGAGCCTAAATTTTCTATTGTACTCATCGGTTTGTGATGTCCATTTTATTAATTTTTAATGAGTTAGTGTTTTTTATGGTTATCATTAGGTTTCACGTTGTCTCATCGGATATCATGAAATCCTACATTTAAATGTAGGTTAAAGTGTAGCTTACCAACCTATGGCCTGGTAAAATTTGGGCACATACAGCGCAACCTACATTTATGTTCATGACTAACATAAGGTGCATGATAACGGAGTCTTTATGGCAGGAAAACAAGAGGGAAAGCCACTGTCGTTTAAAGCGATAGAAATGATGAAGCCGGGTGACAAAGATAAAGGTGATATTGGCGAAAATCGTGGTTTACGTGTCTCCTGTGGTGCTACTGGTGTTAAGTCTTTTTTCTACCGTTACACGAGCCCTGTGACTGGAAAACTTGCTCAGGTCAAAATTGGCAACTTTCCGCAGACTTCTCTCGCCGCTGCACGTCTTAAACTCAACGAATTGAAGCTGCTTCGTCAGGAAGGTCGGTGTCCTTCATCAGAACTCAAGCAGGAAAAGCAGCTTCGTGCAATCGAGGCTGAACAGGCCAAAGTACCTGAATTAACTGTGCAGGGATTAGTTGAACTGTATCTTACCGAGCGTATTGAGGATCGTAAAACGAAGGACGGGAAGATCATTCCCGGTGCGAGAAAGCCTAAAGGGCAGGCCGAGGTACGTCGTACTCTCTATGGTGATGCCGTTAAAAGCTTAGGAACACGAAATGCTGCTGAAATTACTCGCCAGGATGTCATCAATTTAATTAATGGTATTGTAGCCCGAGGTGCGACCGTACAGGCTGGTAATGTTCTGAGGGAGCTTTCACTCGCTTATGAGTTTGCAATTGGCCTTGGACGTTTTGATGACAGTTTTGCGAATCCGGCGCTGTTAGCAAAATCCAGCTTACGACAGACCAGAATCAAACTCACAAATGGTCGTGGAACACGGGTATTGAGTGAGGACGAACTTGCAAAATTCCTTAAATGGCTTCCGGGTTCAGCTTACACGCCAACGATCAAAAACGTGTTACGTCTGACTCTCTGGACCGGCTGTCGTACCGGCGAAGTCTGCAATATGGCATGGAAGGATGTTGATCTTGAAAAGGGGACCATTCATCTGAGAGAAACTAAAACAGGCGTAGAGCGCTATGTGCAGTTATCAGAACAGGCGATCGAGTTTCTCAAAGTTCTACGTCTTAGTTCCGATAAATATCTGTTTCCTTCGCAGGCGACCAAAAAGCCTATCCAGCAGAAATATTTAACTGAAAACTCATGGCGTTTACGTAAAAGCGGTCAAATGCTTGAGATACCTCACTGGACGCCTCATGATTTGCGACGTACATTACGTACGGGGTTATCTCGTTTACAGTGTCCCAATGAGGTTGCTGAAGCTGTGTTAGGGCACACTCGAGGAGGGGTAGAAGGAATTTACAATCTCTATAAGTATGATTTTGAATGTAAAGCTTGGCTTCAGAAATGGGCTGATTATTTAAGTTCTTTAGAAAGTTAAGATGATCGATATTAATAAGGATATATAATGAGTGGCGCTGTGAATCGCCACGGATAATCTAGACACTTCCGAGCCGTTGATAATACTGGTTTTCAT